CAATGTAGCCAATAGGTAGCCACTCTTCGCCAACCTGTACATCAACCGCTACTGCATTCTTATCATACTCGTTCTCAGCTTCACGCCTTACTCGTAGTGGTTCTTTGCCTTTAAGAGTAGAAATAACTGCTTGCCTACCCTCGAAAGTGACTCCAACCAACTTACTGTTGTATTTGAATACTTTACTCATTCTAACTCCTTTATTGTTATCTTGGGTCGTTGTCATAGCCTACCATACCGCAGATTATCGGAAACGCTATACATACTATTATTAGTATCATCTTTACCTTTCATCATACTAGGTATTATATCAAACTGGAGGCTAAAAGTCAATAGTTTTTCCAGGAAATGTGTTGTAGAATTAACATTCTTATGTTTCCTAACCTGTTATCTATTGACTTTACTAAGGAGTTATGGTATAATACCACATGTAGAGATTTCTTTGTCGTTACTCTACGCTTAACTCCTTTCTTGAACCCTTGGTATTCCCCTATGCCTTGGGTTCTTTTTTTGTCTTTAAATCTTCCCAATAGAAAGTATCTTTCACTTCTGGGTCATCAATCAGCTTATTGCTTGCATAGATGAAGTTAAAATGCTGGAAATTACGTACTGCCTGCCAGAATCGTTCATGTGGGTGTTCCAGTAGGTAGTTTACAAAATCATATTTTGCTTGCTCGTCCCTATCACCACCAAACATTATATCCTGCATTATTTTGCCCTTCGTCTTGCTGCTTGTTGACCTAACTTGGTCACTTTTTTAGCTGCTCTTCGCTTCTTAGTACGAATGACCACCTGCTCATCGTTACGCTCTTTTTTTCGCATCAACTTACTAAACAAATCTACTTTTTTATTCATTTTCAGTGCTCCTCTGCTTGAACTTAATATCTATTGCTCGTGCTACTCCACTGACCATCAAAGACCTTTGATTAAAGCCTTTCAAGTACAATGTTTTGAGGCTTCTAACTCGACTCAATCCAACGTATCCCATGCCTTCAACAAATGCCTTAGACAAATCAACTTCCGCTGTGTCTAGTGTCATCCCCTGAGACCTGTGTACTGTTATTGCATACGCTAATCGTATAGGAATCTGTGTCAAAGCTGCTGTTGTTCTCTCACTTCGTTTGTATTCCCACTCCTCTGGATATACTGTAAAAGCATATTTATCTCCAAAGTCAACTACTGGGAATCCTTCTGTAGACCACGCTGTGATTACTCCAATACTGCCATTAAAGAATCGACCTTCTGAGTCATTCTTTACTGCCATTACTGTCGCACCCAACTTAAGCCTGAGTATCTCTGGTGCTAGAACATTCTTTTGCAATATCTGCAAATCGTTCCATGAATTACCTCGGCTTGTACGCAAATAATAATGCGTATCTCCTGTCAATTCATCCAATTTCTTGTTGTTGATATTCTCAACATCTATGTTTAACGTGTAAAGACGTGTAACATTATCGGATGCCTTATATCCAATGCGACTTTTAAGTAAGTTAAGATGGTGTTGATTCAACGTTCCATCACGCATTGCATTTAAGATTCCCTGTAATTCTACATCATCCTGCCTGAATTGTTCTTCTAGGTAACATACCTTGACATTCATGCGTTTCCATACTTCACTGAATACAACGAACTTCCCCGAACCGCCCTGTTTAACAGGTTGTAACTGAAAGAAGTCTCCAACTAGGATAATCTGAATCCCCCCAAACGGCTCATTATTCTCACGAATCAGTCTCATAGCCATATCGACCATATCCAGATTGTAATCGTGCATCATACTGATTTCATCTATAATTAGAACATCAGTCTTCCGAATATCTTTCTTCCTAGTCTCGCTCATTGTGTAAATGTAGTCATCGTGTAGATGGTCATCAAGACCCATGCCAGACCAGCTGTGGATAGTTTGTCCACCAATGTGTGAAGATGCAAGACCTGTTGTAGCTGTTATAACAACCTTCTTATGCTTACGTTTCGCTTGCTTCACAAACTCATTGATTGTCCATGTTTTACCAGAACCTGCTTGACCAGTGAGTAGAACGTTTGCCCCCGACAGCATAATCTCTATCGCCCTACTTTGTATCATCTTACATTTCTCCTGTTCCTAGACTGTTCTTCATCTGTAGCCCATCTACAATTTCTTGGTTCATAGTTACCATCAACATCTATTCTGTCAATAGTATATTTACCATTTGGCTTATTGCCCATGTCCAATACAAAGTTCCAAAAACCTTGTTCTATATCCATCCATCTTTCGCAGATGATTATTCCCCTAGCACCCCAATACTTATAGTCTTCTGAGGCTGGATTATAACACCTTTGTCTCATTGACTTATATGTTATATAGAGTGGATGTGATTTTCTACCCTGATTAGGTGCTATAACAGTCTTTAATGGGTCTCCATATTTCTTAAATCGTTTATAGTGTCTAACGCAATATCCAAGTTTTAAGTATCTATTACTATTACTCGCTAAATCACCTTGTCCAGAACAGTTTTCGATTTTGCAATGGTTCACACGAGTAATAATAACTTTCGTTTTATACTTGTACATCTCCATTATGCTATACCCATCTGTGCTTTACGTCTTCGGACTTGCCACCCCTGTTGTAGCCAAGGTGGTTTCTCTTTAGACTTAATATCTGGTACTAATTTACGTGCTACTGCCAATGCAGTTTCAACATATTTAGGCGTGTCAATCTCTTTCTGTGCTATCACTAGCTTGACAACTTTCAGCCCATCATGTTCCAACACACCTGGTTTACTGACAAGTTTATCAAGACCTTCGATTTCGCCAGATAGAAGATTCCCCTGCCCAACGTGTTCTACTCGTTTCGCTCGACTTTTCCCTGCCATATTACCCCTTAGTGTTTTTCAAACTTGATATTTGTCTCAAACCATAAAACGTTAACTTTAATTCCATTATCAATAGCTATTGACAAACCAAACCTTTTAAAGTTTAAGTATGTATAAATAGACAATGTATTCTTCTTTTTGTCAACTTTAATATGAGGTGTCTTTGTCAGTACTTTCGCTTCCATATCTTTCTCCTTCTTTTTATATATATTAAACATCTTGCCGTTCAGCAGAGTTTCCTCGTAAAACCATTGATGCTTCTTCACAATGTTGTAATTCCTCTCTAAAAGCCGTAATAGCTAATGCCCGAGGCAATTTACCTTCATCAGCCATAACCATATAATCTTCAAAACGTTTAGACCTATATTGTTTAACTTCTTCTTCACGTTTACGTGGTGATTTCCATTGTTCCATGTTTCCCCTTAAGTCCACCGAGACCCGATGGTATTTCTTATTGAACGCTCTGAGTTTTGGATACACTCCCCCCTACTATCCCCCAGCACAATCGAGTTACGATTATGTACTTCTGAGAGAAGTAGGAGAGAGTTAATGTATTTCCCATCGTTACGACTTCGTATCATCAACACCTAGAGTTCCCCTTGAGTCCTCTAAACATGTATCCCGACCTATACCCTACTGCTTGAACACTTTCGTGCTTGCCTGTAATAAGTTAGCTAACTGCTTAACGGTCATTGAGGGGATTGCACCCTCTCTAGTTTCCTGTGATATATGCTCCATTATCAAAACGTTTTGTCTTGAGTCATGTAGGGATTATATCAAACTTTTGTCTAAAAGTCAAGCACTTTTGGCAATAATGTGTTGTAGAATATACAATAGCCACACTATCAACACTAGTAAGATGACTACAAACTTTGGGTCTTTAAACGGATTGTTTGGCTCTAATACCATACCAGACCTTCTCCCAGAATACATCATACAATTCTGTTTCAAATCTATTACCGAACTCATTGTTATGTGCTTCAGCCCATCTAAATGCTTCAGCTTCAATTCCTGCCTTGCCTGCCATATCAAGTTTTTGTCGTAATTCATCGTTAGTTTTAACGTACTTGATGATATATTTTGTGTTCTCCAGCTTAAATGCTAGTACACCCTTGTAAATTGATTCTCTGCTCATATTACTCCTCGTAAAAGTTATGTGGTTGACCGCAACATTCACAACCTTCATCGTCTGCGTCTTCACCAGTTATTGCTTCAAACTCTTTTATAGCTAATCGCATTGACCTAAACTCTTTTTTAGCTTCAGTCGCAAGCGTACCTAACTATCTTTCATCCTTCCAGTCCTCATCTTTTAACCAGAAACTACCACCACTGTTGTTACTACTATATATTATTGTCTTCATACTAACCCCATCTTCTAGTCGCTTCTCAGCATCTGTCTCACTTACTTGTTTAATCTTAATTATCTTCTTCTTCATATTCACCCCTTTCGGACTCAGCGTCCATTCTTGCATCCATCTCACACTCTTGCATAAAGTCAAGGTGTGCTTCATAACAATCTTGGCAATTTCTATAGTGCTCCTCGTTAAACCTGCTATGCTCGTCCATCTAACTATCCACAACTATCAGGTCTGGAAAATCACATGGGTCTGATACCAGTCCACAATTATCACACTCTAGCAAATCATTCTTCACTGGGCATTCATGTAGTACTAAAGCACCACAATCACCGCAAGTGGTTACGTTGAACCCGTTTGCTTGCATTTTCTGTAGGACATCTTCGTTACTGCCTGTCAAATATATTCTGTGGCTCATAAGTAGTTCTCCCTTACTTTAATTACGTGCTTGACAACTTCGCTGTCTTCCCCTTGGTCTTTAACGAGTTTATTGATTAGCTTGTCCCATGTTGCCAATTCATCTAGTGTTAACGTTGCACCGTACCTCCATGCTTTATCAAAATCTTCTAGTGTTGTCTTTTTTACATAGCTCATATCAATCTCCCTTATTTAGTCTTTAGTGGCATTAGTATACCGTAACCCGAGTTGTACCCTGTCTGCTTGTGTACCATTGCTCCGAGTATACCATTCAGCTTGAACGTTAACCCGTCACTCGCAAATAGTGCTTGAATCTTTTTGGCATAATCAGCGTTGAATCCAATTCTATCAGAATTAGCCCCGACTAGTGCTCTATCAACAGTCGTTGTTATATCTGGAAAGGTATTATAACTGTATGTCATACCCTCTAGCAACTCTTCTGTTAAGTAGTCCTTGCCACTTGCCAACTTGTACCATGTCTCGATGTAACTACGGTGTATTGTACGTCCCTGCAAGTTGTCATCCTCAACTTCTAGCATAAACATAACATAACCATCTGTTCCTGTTAAGTATAGTTTATCATTATACTTCAAAACTTTTGCATTCTCGATTGCTGGTCTAGTATTATCTTTACTGATAATGTCTAGCATAGCCTTGACTTGTTGACGTTTTAGTTGTAGCATTATATATCCTCTCGTAAAGTTAATTCTCTTTCAATCTCTAGCAACTCCGTTAATTCATCCCAGTTGTTGCCATTAGGTGTGAACAAGTCTTTCAACTCCTCCGACCTCTGTATCAAATCTTCATCGTCCATTGCCACGTACGGTTTAGTTCTTACAAAGCCACCCATTAGATTATACCATTTTCCTTTAGTTCGTCAAGTAGTTCACCATCATCATCCACTGCACTAGCTAGTAGTCCAATAGCATCTTGCCACTGTGATAGTTCACCATAACTCAGACTCTGTGTGCTTGCCCAATCTTGCCAATCAATAGCAAAGTTCTTTACTGTATCGTACATATTATACTTCCCTTTCGTAAGTTAACTAGTGTATCTTCTACTGTTGTATCAATCTCGTCTTCTTTAAATGGTACTATCACATTCAAACCGTGATTGCCATCTTGATAAAAATTACCTTTTGCCATTGCTATTACCTTTCTTATTAGTTGTTTACTCTCTTAGTCTATCACGCCTCAACCCTATTGTCAAGGCTTTTATGTTGTGCTTTTTACAATTCTCTATACTGTATCTGATATTGTTCTGAATACTTGCCACCATTATAATCATTGCAACAAGTACCACATGCTTTTGTAGCCCTTCGATAAGTTCTACCCCTGTTACCATGCTCTTGACAAAATGCCTGATATAGTGTACGTGGTTTACGTTCAACTGTATTTGTGTCATTGCTACTATAGCATCTCTTGCCATCACCGCCAATCTCTAGCAGTTTAGCCTGCCATACTGTATCATGGTGATGTCCTTCTGTCAAGGCGTGTGCTATCTCATGTAGTATAGTCAATCGTACTCTATCCTCATCGTTAATTTCAACGAGTTTAGTTGACAATTCTATCTTTCTACCGTATAGCATACTATGCCCATATCGTCCGAATGCACTTGTTAAATGAGGGTTCATCACAGCTTGCACTTCTGTTAATTTGTGTTCATCCATCATTTCACGTAGTAACTTATGTGCTTGCAATTTATTCATTTTATTATCCCCTATAGTTCATTGATATATTCAAACGTGCAACCGTTCAACTCTAGTGTATCACCCTCAGATGCTTTTGTCAAGAACTTTTTCAATTCTTTTATATCACTATCATACCATCCGAAGCCACGTAGCCATTTACCAAAATACCTATTTGTTGTAGTGCTATAGTTATAATCACCACTGATAGTATATTTTACCCCTTGTTTTTTAGCAATAGTTGTGTTGTAACTCTGAAAAACTTCCGTGTCTCCGTCTCTGATAGTAAACTGATTATCTACTACATTACCAGAACGTGGACTAGTTAAATTGTCAACTTTCATATTATACCCTATCCATATTAATTGTCAATTTTAATCGTATCAATTCAAAGCGTAACCAATTCATTATATAAACCTCACGCTATTATCTGGACTTGTTAGCATTACAGCATCTTGTTGATATGTATCATCTTGTTTAGTATATTTAGCCTGTTCACATGTTGCATTTATTGTATATAGTTTCATAGTATATATAGCCTTATGCCTTTCTTGTTATTGTTATACTTGATTACTTAACTGTCTTTAGTATATAGGATGGTGTTCAATTTGTCAATGCTTTTTTGTTGTATTATTTACGTTTGTTCTATGCCATAAGCAAAATGTGTAATATTTACAACAATATCACATAATCCCACAGATGTCAAACTCCGCTATCCCTGTTAGTTTTTGGTTATGTCCCAATATACCATATAGACGTATACACAGTAAACTATAGCTAATAGCATTATAGCACTCTGTATTATATTGAATTGTTCAACACTAAAGATGTTAACAAGTGTGTAAACACTTAATATCATTGCTATAATATGGTCTAGTATCATTCTCTTATTGTACATGTTATTATCTTTTCTCTTACTATTTTTATATTCATTTGTTTATATTATCATTACCTTTTACCCTATTTAATTATCGGATAGCCGTTACAGTGATTAATTTATCATCTGTTATACTTTTATATTACACCTCCCAATCATTTAATGCAATAGCTAGACGCAATTATGTGTTGTATCATTTACATTACTTGACTTACCTCTGTTATGTGTTCGGGTATGGATGTCATATTCACGGGTTTATACTTAATAAGCGACCATATCAATAAGTTAGTTATAACATACTTCTTATGTTTGTCAAACCCCTTATGCTACGGCTTATTGCCCTAATGCTTATCACAACACACCATTGTGCTTATGTCAATACCATGTATTATTATGCTGTTTATAATGCTTATTGTTTTATTTATTATTTATGTTTTAGTATGATGAGGTATAGGTGGGGTGGGGGAGGCTACAATTTGGTGTGGGGCTTTACCCATAATCTCAGAGAATATGTTCAGCCTAAATACACAAACACTGATTATTTAAAAGGTATGTACTTCTGTAACAGATACAAAACGTCCCCCCTCAATGAAAGGTATGTATTAATTACAACATTACTATTGACAAATCCACACAACTGTGATATAATACTCTACATGAACATAGGAATAGATTTCTATGGGACTATAGATACAGCGGAGAACCAGTTTAAACGTCTTATACAGGACGCTAATGATAATGGGGATACTGTCTCTATCATTAGTGCCATAGGTTATAATAACACTGACAGGCTGAGAGGCGATGCCAGAAGGTTCTTAGGAGTTGCGAAGCTAGTACCAGTATATACTAATACATATGCGGAACAGCCAATGGCAAAACTAAGGACGTGTAGCGTGATGGGTATCGACCTTATGATTGATAACCGAGCTGATACATGCCAGCTATTAAAACAAAAAGGTATAGATGCTATAGTCTATACAAATTGGAAGGACTTCAAAAAGAAATACGATGACTACAATGGATGAAATAGAACTTAATATTGAACCAGCTGAAGAGCCTGTTGTAACTAAAACAACAAAGCTAACTAAGCGTGGTAAAAAGTTCGGAGTCAGGAAGCTAGGGGAACGAGGAGTAACCGCTAACCAGTGGACTAACTCACCTCAGCAGAATGAGTTCTTACGATTTTACCTAGACCCAGAGCAACCTGAGACCTGGGGTAATGCTTATCTAGCAGCAACAAAGGCTGGATACTCAGAAAGCTACGCATCTCAGATTATGAGTGTAGCACCAATGTGGGTACAGCAAGCACAGAACATTGTTAAGCTGCAACCAGAGCATCTCAAACAAGCCCTAGCGAATATAGCTAGTAGTAAGTATGAGAAAGCCTCAGATAGAATACAAGCAATCAAACTACTTGGTATCGACCAGGGTATGTTTGTGCAGAAACAGCTTGTTGGACACGTCAATATAGAACAAGCCTTAAACGATTTGAGATAATATGACCGATACAATAGGATTAATACACGCCCAGGACTATATACAACAGCTATGCTTGAGTATTATAGATGACCTGGAAAATAATAACTTCTCATGGTATGGGACTGAACGGGGAGTCTTCTTGACTATTAATAGTCAGACTAAGTTTATTCCGAATGATGCCGATGAGGAAAAGGAAATAGAAGAGTTATGGAATCGAGTAAAGAAAACAACGTCACAGGCAAGCAGCCGTTCGACTTTAAAATCAAAGCCCTCAAGCGAGAGCTAAAAGCTGCAGGTATGCCGAAGAAACAACTGAATCAAACGGTTGCTATCTACAAGAAGAAAGTATATACAAAGGTTGCTGAAGTGAAAGCTAAGATGCAAGCCGAATATGATGAAAAACAAACAATTATGAAAGGAGTAACTGAAGATGCCACAGATAAATAAAGTACAACTGTATATCTGGGACGATAACCTATTGTTACTTAAAGACATAAAAAACAAGAGCAAGTTAGTTAACTTACTGCTTCAAAAGTACCGTAGCGAGATTAAGTAATGGATGAGTTCCAACTGACGGAGGAACAACGACAAAAGATATTGGACATCAGTAAGGACTTCTATAGGTTCTCTGATAATAACCTATGGATTAGGACAAAGACAGGCGAAATCATCAAGTTTGTGGCTAATAAACCACAGAAAGCATTGATTGATTACGTCATATATTGTCTTTTGCACAACATTCCTATCCGTGTTATCGTTCTAAAAGCTCGTCAGATGGGGCTATCGACAGCTATTGAGGCACTTGGATACTGGTGGAACTCCACTAATAAGAACCAAACTGCCATCATTATCGGGCACGAAGACGCTTCTGCTCGCAACCTTTACCGTATGTTCCGTAGGTATTACGACAATAGTAATCCTATTTTTAAGCCAAGTATTAAATACAACACTAAATCTGACTTGACATTTGAACGATACGATGACCAAGGTAATCAGGTGGGGCTAGGCTCGGTCATTAAGACTGCAACAGCCAAGAACACCAGTGCTGGTAGGTCTGACACAGCTCAGTTTCTACACGCCTCGGAGGTTGGTGAATGGGAGAACGGTGAAGAACTTATCGCCTCGCTCATGCAAACTATCCCTTACTTGCCAAGGACATTTATATTCCTAGAATCTACAGCTAAAGGTAAGGGAAACTACTTCCACAAAGAGTGGCGTAATGCTGAGAAGGGTTTGAACAACTTCATTCCATTCTTTTTCCCTTGGTGGTTGATTGATGAGTATGAACACTATGACGATGAAGAAATAGGCGAACTATCAGAGTATGAGAACTTCCTTATTGACTTGTTCAAAAAAGGATTTGATACATGGTCTGGTGAACACTACGAAGTAACAGAAGAACAATTCATTCCTAAGATTAAGTTCTATAGGAATAAGTCAAAAGACTTTGCATCTGACCCAGCTCGTATGTTCCAGGAGTATCCTAGCATCGCCAATGAAGCCTTTGTTGCTTCAGGTGCTAACGTATTCCCAGTATTGAAACTATCTGAGATGGAAATAAAGTGTCTTGAACTAGATGCTTATGAATATTACAATCTACTTACTGGTGAAAGCCATGAAGATTTTGTTCTCGAGAGATTTGATTATGACCCTAATGTTGAAGACTTCAGCTATGTTGCTCCGCTAAAGATATTTGAGATGCCACTTCCTGGGCACGAATATGCTATTGGTGGTGACGTTGCAGAAGGTTTGAAGCATGGTGACTATTCAGTAGCCGAAGTTGTAGACCAATCTACAATGAAGACAGTCGCTCGGTGGAGAGGCAAGTGTGACCCTGACAGGTTTGGGGAAATACTCGGTGCTCTCGGTGCTCTGTATAACTATGCACTTATTGGTGTAGAGGTAAACAACCATGGGCTTACAACAGTCCAGAAGTTGCGAGATACTTTCTATACTAACCTATACAAGCGAGACAGAGGATATGATGAAGACTTTGAAGAGCCTACATCTAATCTCGGTTGGAAAACGGATGTCCGTACTAAGCGTCTAGCAATAGATGATTTAATTAGACTTATCCGTGAAGAACTCAATGAGGATTTAGACATTGTATTTGTCGAAGAAGCATTTGCTTTCGTTCGTGATGAACGTGGGCGTATGAATGCTGAAGAAGGCGAACACGATGACACGGTAATGGCTAAGGCTATTACATTCCAACTATTTCCTTGGGGAGACAACGACATTACAAAATTGAAAGTAATAAAGAAACTAAAGAAAAGTAAGGTAAAATAATGGCTAAGAAAAGCTATCAAGAAACGCCAAAACTTACAGAAGCTGATATGGGTAAAGACCCAGTATTAGTATCTGTCATGGGCGACTTCAATAGTGCCAGAGGCTATGTAAAAGACAACTACCAATCAATTTGGGAAGATTGTTTTAAGGCTTACAATGCTATCCGCACAAGACGAGGCTATTCAGGTGTCGCAGATGACTTCATTCCAGAAGTATTCTCTATCGTTGAATCACTCAAGGCTGCCATTGCTGGTAGCAAACCTAAGTTCAAGTACATGCCACTTGACGAGGAACAAGAACAAGATACTGAGGCGTTGAATGCACTAGTAGAATACTACTGGTCTTGCAATAACATGACAGAAAAGACGCTCAACTGGGTAGGTGATATGATTATCTATGGCAATGGTATCTTCATGGTAAACTGGGATACGACTATGCCGTATATCTGCCACATACCACTGTCTGACTTCTTCGTAGACCCTACTGGTACTCACCTTAACCGTCCAGAGGAACGTGGTTACGCAAAGTTTGCTGGCTATCGTTACCTTACTAGTCTATCTCAGCTTAAAGCTAAGAAGATGTTTGATGTTAAAACTGGCGAGCTTGTATCTATGTACAAAAACCTCGACCAAGTTGATGGAAGTAAAGTAGCAGATGAATCTGATGATACTGATAAGACTCGTAAGGAACAATTACTTGGTTCTACGCTAGGTAAAGATGCCGCTAATAAGCAAGTCGAAATCATTGAATACTACTCAGCTAAGAAAAAGATTATCATTGCTAACCGTAGTGTTGTAATCTATGATGGTGAGAATCCGTTCCAACGTGCAGAAAAGAAAGTTACTGATATTATAGTCGTTAACGGTCAACCACAGAAATCTACTCATACCATTCCTGGTATCCAAGGATTCCTACCGTTCGCCATCCTACGAAACTATACCGACTCTAACCTGTTCTATGCTCGTGGAGATGTTGAAGTTCTTATCCCTATGCAGGAAGCACTCAACGATACTAGTTCCCAGAAGCGAGACAACCTTGCTTATGCTCTTAACAACATGTGGCAAATCGACCCTCGGTTCAAACACCTTGCAGAGCAAATTGAATCAATGCCAGGTGCAGTGTTCCCAATTCCAAAGGGTGCTCTTACTCCGATTGATAAACAAGATGTCAGCCCAGCTGCAGACACAGAAATCTCACGACTCACTCAGGCTATGCGAACCGCAAGTGCTGCAGATGCTGCCGTACAAGGTGTATCACAGAAGTTCTCACGAACAACTGCTACAGAGATTTCAGCACAGCTCAACCAAGCAAGCACACGATTCACAACTAAGATTCAAAACTTAGAAGATGAAGGATTTGCACAGCTTGCTCGTATTCTATACAAGTGTATCCAGATATTTGTTACCAAGGAGATTGCAGTACGCATCACTGGTAAGACTGGTACAAGTTGGAAAGACTACAACCCAGACCGCTACACTGGTGAATACCAACCTCGAGTTATCCTAGAAGCAACAGCACACGCTGAAGCGTCACAGATGGCACAGGCGGTACAGGTAGCAGCACAATTCGGTATGAATAACCCATTGGTTAACCAAGAAGTTCTATTGCGTAAAATCTTTACCAGTATCTTCCCAGATTCTCCAAAGGATGACATAGATGAATTGCTTACTCCTCCAGCTCCTCCAGTAATGGGTGGTGATGGTCAGGCAGTAGACCCATCGTTAACACAGAATCCTAACACTCAGGTTATGCCTGGAGGTGCAGATGCTATTATTAACGGAACAGGTGCTCCAATGGGTGCAACCGCTCGGGGCAAAGCCACACAAAGTGGTTCGCAAGGTGGTGGAGGTGCAGGTACGTCAGTTGGAAACAACCCACGTCCTCGTGCATCGCAACCAAGCACAACACTACAAACTAGGGTAACACCAGGAAAGTAATATGAAACAAGTTGAAGCAAAAGATGTAACGAAAATAGAAGGTCTCTCCAAAGCTAATGCGGAGAGGGAGAAGTCCATTGCACGTCAATGGGCTACCTTCTCCAAAACAGATGCGTATGCAGATTTAATGCAATATGGGCACTCTACAAGCGAGATGCTCAGTACCTACGCAAAGGAAATGGTAATGCCTTCTCCAGTAGGAGACGGTGAACAAATAATAATTGATGGTGAGAAGTCGCTTTCTCTCTTGCAAAATGCTAGAGGATGTGATATAATACTATCGTACGTTGAGGAATATGTTTCTTCAGCTACAAATAAATAGAATACAAAGGAGTATCCTAAATGAATGAAACCACTACTGGTCAAGTAGTAGATACGTCAGCTGCCGACAACTCGAGTACAGCTAACCCTACAAATCTTCCAGCGGATTCGCAAGTAAATGGAAACGAGGACGCAAGTTCTCAGGCAACGTCTACCGCATCTGCTGAACAAAATCAATCAACAGAAGCCGATGACAATGCTGCTCTCGCAAGTTTCGCAAAAGGTCAGGGTATCACCGACCTTGCTGAATTATCAGCTCGTGAAATAAGCCTTCTTAAAATGGCTCGAGACAATAAGTCTGCATTTGATAAAACAAGGAATAACCAACCAAAACTTGACGAAACGTCTAAAAACTTGGCAACCCTTGGTGACGATGCAACTGATGTCCAAAAGCTCACCGCTAAAGTAGCAAACATGGAGTTCGCTACCACGAAGACTAATTTCTTCACTGGCAAAGATGCAGCACTAGAACCAGTAATGGCTCAAATTGTTGCTGATAAGCGTTCTCAATTTGGTGACGACTATGCTCGTTCCTTATTGCAAGATTTGCCTACATTATATGGTCTAGCACAACTACAAAAGCCTGCTGATACCAGTGCTGCTGCACAAGCTGCTAGAGAAGAAGAGCGTAATTCTATGAATCAGAGTTTAGCTGCTTCAGGTGCTGACGCACATGCAACTAATTCTCGACCTGCAACTCCTGTAAAAGTCACTAATGCCTGGATTGAAAATGAGTATGACTCAACAAACCCAGAACACCGTGCGTTACTTGATGCTGCTCTCAAACGCTAAAAAAGAAAGAAATATTTTAAATGCCTAACTATCTAACCCCTACCATCGGTACTGGTGGTGTGAGCGGTGCTGGTGCTGAATCTCTTAACGTCCCTAAAATCTGGGCTAAAGAACTTCAGGACAACCGTGTTAACAACCTAGTCATGTGGGCACTGATTGATAGCACTTACTCAAGTGAAATCTCTCAGAAGGGTGATGTTCTTCACCTTAACTTCATGGCTGAAATTACCGACTCAACTGCAGCTAACACAGCTGTCTCTGGTCTAACTGTTGATGGTCTTACGACTACTCAGGTTGACTTGCTGATTGACCGATACATTCGCAAAGTCCTTGGTGTACAGGACGTGCTTAAAGCACAAAGTACATACGACTACCGCTCACCTCATACGACTCGTCTTGGTCGATACCTTGACCGTGCTCTTGATGAGGAAGTAATGCGTAAAGCCATTGCTGGTGCAGGTTCAACTGTCACTGCAACTGGTAATACTAACACTACTATTGCCTTTAAAGATGTCGTAAAAGCTGCTGCAGCTCTTGACCTCGCTAACGTTCCTGTTGACCAACGATTTATCGTTATTAACGGTGCTGGCTTGGGAGACCTTCGCCAAGTTGCTGAGTTTACACTCTACAACTCTGTCGGTGAAGCTGGTCTAGTTTCGACTAAGACTGGTCTCGTAGGTTCAATCTACGGTATGCCTGTTTACATCTCTAACGCTGTTACTGAATCTGGTACAGCTGGTAGCAAGGTCTGGAACTTCCTTATGTTCCACAAGTCTGCTCTTGTCGGTGCAACGCAAAGCGTTCCATCATTCGAGGCTGACCGAGATAAAGTTAACGGTGTCGATTTCATCGCTGGTGCTGAACTCTTTGGAGTTAAAGTTGTCCGTGCTGACCACATTGTTAAGATTACACGCCCAAGCGGTAACTAATCAAACTAATGCCCTCCTCTCTACATGGGAGGGGGGTGTTTTTTATGTATAATATATAAATACATAAGGAAAAATATGAATAAAGATATAATTCTTGAAGTTCAAGATATTGTAATAAATGGAGATACAAATGGCTAAGTTCGCAGCTCAATCCGTATTAGATGCTCTATTAGATAAAGTCGCCACTGGAACTCGTGTAGATGTTTGTAATGCACAACCTACAACATACGCACAAGCCACATCTACCTACACACTAGCAAATGCTACCTTAACTGGTGGTGATTTCACTAAAGCTGCAGGTTCTCCAACTGGTCGCCAAGTAACTATCGCATCGAAAACTGGTGTAAGTGTCGCAACAAGCGGTACTGTAACACACCTAGCCGTCACTGATGGCACAAACTTACTGTATGTAACAACAGTAACAAGCCAGGTTCTAACAGCTGGCAACACTTTGACTATTCCTTCTTGGAAAGTCACTGTATCTGACCCAACTTAAGGAGAAATAAATGGCTAATAAGAAAAACTTAGCAGTCGCAGAATTGGCTGCAGACATCACAAACTCTGCAACTACTGCAACAGTGAAATCTGGTCAGGGTGCTAGGCTGCCTGCAACGCCATTCTTCGCAACCTTAACACCACTTGGTGTATTATCGACACCAGATAACTCTGAAATAATCAGTGTTACTGCAAGGTCTACAGATACATTAACTATCGCTCGTGCTCAAAAGGGTACTACGGCATACGCATTCGTAACTAACTCAATTCTTGGTAACGGTATATACAAAGAAGACTTTGATAGCTACCAGTTACTAGACGCAGAACTTACTGCTATCGCTGGACTTACTAGTGCGAATAACAAAGTTCCTTACTTTACTGGTTCAGGGACTGCAGCCATGCTCGATAGAGATACCGATACAACATTAGCTGCTAACTCAGATACATCAGTAGCGACACAAAAAGCTGTAAAAACCTATGTAGATAATAAAGCAACTGGTATAGTATCATTTCAGGCATACCCTAACACAACTCTCACTGGTGCTTCTCCAGGACCAACGTTTACAGAGATAAAGTTTAATACTAAATCTTATGATAATGGTACTTGCTACAGTACTTCTACTGGTAGATTTACACCAAATGTAGCTGGATGGTATACTTTTAGTGGAGCTGTTGGTCTAACAGGAGTTGGAGACCAAATAACGGCTCACCTTCGTATATGTAAGAATGGAGACCAGACAAATCTAGGTAACTCATTCTGGGGAAGGGCAAAACAATCTGGTGCTGGAGAAATACAAGTACTAGTTAATTGTGGATTCTACCTCAATGGTACTACTGACTATGTATCATTATTTATATGGAACGGTACTGGAACTGTAGATATTACAGCAGTTCCTAACACATGGTTTGAGGGTCACTTAATAACAAGATAATACTGGAGAGATAAATGGCAGATATTATAGCTATCGGCGGTAGTTTCGGTTCTGCCAACTCCTTCGGTGGTACTTACTACGGTGTTATCGAACAACAAGTACTTAAAAACTATCTACTAGTTGTCGATAACGCACTTCATGGTCATACGGCTGACTCAGTTTCAGTAACTCAACAACATACTCTGGTAGTATCTGATGCGTTACATGCTCATACAGTCAATAATGTTACTATAGTACAACAGCATACACTAGCTGTAGCTGATGCATTACATAGTTTAACATTCGATAATGTCAATGTTATCTACAACATCCCACTGATTGTTGCGGATTCACTGCACGGACATACTACAGACAGCGTTACAATTACACAACAGCATACTATCGCAGTTGATAATGCACTTCACTATCATACTATAGATAATGTGACAGTCGTTCAGCAACATTCACTTGTTGTAAACGATACAACACATGGATTAACATTTGATGGTAGCCTAGTTTTAAATCAGTTCTTATTGATGAACAAACCAGATGACGCATATCATGGTACAAAATCAGACAACGTAGCGATATCTGCAAACCAGATTATTCTCGTTGACAATGCAAGTCACAGATTCCTTATTTATTCTCCTGGAATCATTAACTGGAGTGACCTTGATTTCTACTTTGGTGGATATATTCCTGGTTACGGAAACTATGGCAGTCTAACTGCTGCTCAACTTGCAGAATTGAGGGTACTTTACAGTAACTTGCTCATCCAAAACGGCTCTTTAGATGCTGTTGAGGTAGAACTAGGCATACATCGTGCTAAGTACGGAGAAACAGGGGAACTATTAGCGGCAAGTCTGCTAACTGGAATCCTAATACCCGATATTCATAACGATGGATTACTTGTTCCTGGAGATATATTTACTGGCAATATAACAGGTTCTATCACAGACGGTGGATTATTACTATCTAACCGACCTAATAGAATACTGATGTTCGAGGATGGCTTCTTATGGCTATCTGAAAACGGATTAAACTTTATCATCGAAGAAGATGGTAATAAAGATAAAATAAATACGGTATCGAATAAAGGTATCTTTAAGCAAGGATTTATAGAATATGGACAGTTCTAAAAAGTTATCTGAGTACGATATACGAACAGTACTTTCTATGACAGACTTATTCCCGAGTCTAGTAGATAATGGAGATGGCACGTTTACAAACAAACTTACTCCGCTATCTGCTATCCGAGCTTATTCTGCAGTACCTTCTGGCGGAACTACCGCACAGGTGTTGCAAAAGACCAATAACTCTGATTATGCTACAAGTTGGCATAGCTTAGTTAAAGCAGATGTAGGACTTGGAAACGCAGATAACACTTCAGATGTTAACAAACCTGTTAGCACTGCAGTCACGGATGCGATACAAGGCTTGTATCCAGTAGGTTCAATCTACATTAATGCTACTAACAGCACTAACCCTGGTACATTACTAGGTTTTGGTACTTGGACAGCATTTGGTGTTGGACGTGTCCCAGTTGGTAAAAATACTAGTGGTACATTTGCTATTGCAGGTGCTACTGGTGGTGAAGAAACCCATGTGCTTACTACTACAGAGATACCGTCACACAGACACTCTATTGCAGCGGAATACGGAGTTGGTCCTGGAAATCCATCGTTTAGCCCTGTTACTGGTAGTGTACTTTCCGTAGGTGGTAGAAACGCTGGTACACAAGATAGAAGTGCTAACCCAGACGTTATCGGACTAACTGGTAGCGATGGTGCTCACAACAATTTACAGCCTTATGTAGTCGTATACATGTGGCAGAGAACAGCATAATAATAAAGGAAAAATATGGATTATAATCTTGCAGGACTCCGACAGCGTGTTAGGATTGACAAGCTGGATGATGAAGAGTTCGACTCTGGTGTTATCGACAATTTCATTAACGATACACAAAGAGACATTTTCAACGAGTATGAACTTCCCTTCCAAGAGAAGATATTCCAGGGTACAATTCCTGGCGGTTCTACTATGTTCCAATCCCCAACTGATTTGGCACAGCTACAGTCACAGACTATGGTTGATGTACCTGGATTTTCAAACTACAAAATGAAGTGGCGTGATTTCTTCCAGACTTATCCAGACAATGTAAACTCAACTCCTGGAGCACCAAGTTCTTGGACACTTTATGCGAATAACTTTATCTTTGATAAACCAACCGATAAAGATTATGTGTTTACAATGTTCTATATTAGAAAAGCTAAATTACTTGAAGGTGATACTGATGTACCTGAAGTGCCAGAAGACTTTGCTGAATTGCTAGTCCTTGGTGCATACATCCGTGTGCTTAAGCGTAACGAAGACTTTGACCAGGCTGCATTTGTACAGACTGACTATGATAGGTTACTTGACCTTCTTGTTGCTCGATATGGATTCCGTGAAGCAGATGGTGCAATTAAAATGAAGAATCAACAGATTAGGAGATAATAATGCCAACATCTAGTTTAAACGGTTCTGCTAAAAGCACAAAACCACCTAGTGGAACTAAAATACTAGGTGGGGCTACACTTGGGTTAGGTGGTCTTGACCTGACAACTCCAGTGGATATGCTCAAAGCAGGCAAATCTCCTTTTGCAAAAAACTTCCGACTGTATGCACAACAGGCTGATAGCCGTAAAGTTGCAGTTAGTTCTCGCAAGGGTGCTGGTTTCCTTATGGAAGCAGTTGGACAAGTAAATGAATATCAACAGGTAGCAACTACTGGTGCATCTACACGAACTGCAGGAAAAATCATCAGTGCTCAAGGTGTACGATTCCAGGCTATTTCTGGTAATCACCTTACTCGTGTAGACTTAAACGTATCAGACCCTGCTAGTAACGTATCTGGTACATTGCTAGTTGAAGTATGGTCAGATAATTCTGGTATCCCAGGCAAACGATTAGCAGCATCATCTATTGATTCTGGCTCTATCGGTGTTTCTGCAGCTTATATACCTGCAAGGTTTATGAACGCTGTAAAACTTACAACATCTAGTTATTACTGGATTATTGTAAGAATGCAGGATGATGGTGTTGGTGCTTATACACTTTCTACCACGACTGCTTATACAAGTTATCTAACTAACTCAACACTTAATTCCATGACCGTTCAAACGTCTGGTATTAATATTAAGATATATAGCACACCAGAGGCAACATTCAAGGGAACTCACAGGTTCTTGCGAGACAACGGTACTAATACTACTATGATTGCTTATGGAACTGGTATGTACTACCTAGATGGTAGCAACGTACTACAGAATATTACTACTGGATTAAGTGCTAGTGCTACTGAATATAGGTTTGCTAATGCAGACAATAAAGTATTCTGGGTAAATGGTTACGATTTGATGACTGCATGGGATGGTACTTTTGAAGCAACCAACTCTAACATAATTACTAATGGAACATTTGAGACAGATACTGTCGGATGGGCTACTGATGCAAGCATCAATGGTACAATCGCCAGGACTACTGCTGAACACAATACTGGTGTAGCTGCATTAAGTATCACTAACTCATCTGGTTCTCGAGCTGCTAACTATGTTGTACCGATTCAACAAAACCATAGATACCGTATCAAAGTTTCCGTTAAGGTTACTACCGCAGGTACTGTAGGATTGTATGGAATCACTGCAACATCTGGTACATTTACTAACGGTGCTATTACTCAAATAGGTTCTAACATCTCAGCAACAACATCATGGCAAAATATCGACTTCTATTACACAGGAACTGCTCCATTCATTGGTCTGCAGATTCGTTCTGCAGCTGGTGTTGGTACTATCTATGTAGATGATGTCTCGATTGTTGATACTGGTATATCATTCATACAGGATACGGAACTCCGTATTGCTAGTGATATTATATACAACAAAGACCGACTATGGACTAAAGCTGCTAATGACCCTAATTTCCTCCAGTGGTGTGAAGCCCCAGGAAATCCAACAGCAAAGACAAACCCAGTTGATGGAACGCAAATTGCTACTGCTGCTTCCGAGCAATGGTACAACTCATGGCGTTCTGTTGACTATAGGTATGTTCCACGACCACACAACGGTTCACCTGTTGTTAGGTTCATTGGATTCCAAAACGCTATTACAGTATTTACCCAGGACAAGAAATATATTGTCGATGGTTATGATACTGGTAGTTACACGATGCGTGAATCTACAGGTTCTAAGGGAGCTATAGGTGTAAGAAGTGTAGCAGTTGATGAGAACTTCGTATGGTTCGTAGGTAGCGATGGCTTCTACAAATATGACGGTTCTAATGACGAGAAGATTAGTCTGCCAATCGCACAAATCTTTGATGCCTGTCCTCGTAAAGCTGATATTCGACCTGTCGCCTGGCAGAATCAAGTACGCTTCTACATGGCAAGTAGTGGTTCACCATATAATGATATTTGTATGATATATGACAAAGACCTTGGCGAATGGATGATGGATACAGAGGTGTTTGTCAGAGGAGCACTCTGGTTAAGCGACCTCAATGATTCTCAAGACTTACTAGAATCAAGCTCTATAGTTCCACAACTATTCTATGCTGATAAACAATATAACAACCTTGGTGCTCCGATTGATTTTGAGTACAGGTTCACTTATGACAGCATGAAAACACCTGGTCAGAAGAAACGAATCAAACGATTTGTTCCTCTTCTGCAGGGAGTTGATACTACATTCCCTGTTACACTCGGAATGGATAAGGATTTCGAGGACAGTCCTAAAGAGAAAACTATTGTACTTACCACAAACGGTTCTGTACTTGGTAGTTTTGCACTTGGTGACGGTACAATCCTTGGTGGTTCTAAGTCATTCAAACCTCAGCGACAGAGTTACTCTGGATACGCTTACTACTGGCAGTTCCGACTTAAGCGTTATGCAGCGAATAACCGCATAGCATTTGTTGGTGCTCAGTATACTTATAAAACTAAAAGACTTTAGGAGAAAATAATGCCACTTTTAAGTTATGACCCTATGGCTGATGGAAACTCTGCTAGTGCAAACCTTTGGAATGTACGACTCAGCGTTATCCACGACCTATTGAACGGCAACCTTGATGCTGCCAACTTAGCAAATGGAGCTGTAACAACTCCTAAAATTGCTGATGGTGCTGTAACAAGTGCCAAACTTGGTTTTACCAAGTACACAGATGCCAATGGTTGGCTAATCACAGACCTTGGACTCGTTAAACTAGCTACGAAAGCACGAAGTTTCACTATACCATCAGTTGGTAATGGTGGGATTGGATTCGTTAGTATAGCTGACAATACTGCTCCAGTTGGATTTAACCCTGCTGGTTCTTACAATGCAATGATTGCATGTAATATTACAAATGGTAACGCATACCGATGGAGTCTAGTATTCGAGCAAGGCTCTAAGTTTGCTCCTACTACACTACCTGTTTACAAGAACGTTGGTGGTGGTACATTTGAGGCAACTGGTACATTAGAGACCTGGGTAATATTCTAATATGACAGCTCCGCTTAAACTAACCACATCAATGCCACAAAACGTGATGATAGACGCAATCAATCAGAACTTCCGTCAGATTGAGGGAGAGTCTAGGCGGAAAGTGGTTACTGATGAGAATGGTTATGACCGCATAATCATTGGTCGTCAGGAAGATGAAACTTACTCTATTAAGGTATCTGGTATCGGCGTTAATGTCGGTACTGCTACTGATGACCAACTAGTTATGAACTCTGACTGGAACATGTGGAAGATTATTTCTTCTGGAAGCACATACTCTCCATTAATGTCTGGCACTATAAAGCGTGGTTCTTCAATCACAATTAATAGTTCAAATATTGGATATGTAGCAGACCAATGTATCCCACTGAGAAACTTAACAGTTCCTAATGCAAGTTTATTCTCATTTGCTAGTAAGCCACAAGTATTCGTGCGTGTAGCTGTTAATAAAAAGAATCTTGCTTTCACTACGAACTTCTATAATGACGGTACTAACCAAGTTGATGTACACTATAACTATTTTATTAATGGCAAGTATCTTGTTATCAGAACTATACTTCGATGGGTAAAGGGTAGTATTACTATTATGCCTTCTACCGAAGCATTTGAAGATGGTTATTACTACTGGGAAATCGCTAACTCAACTCGTGCTACTCCTAGTGGCTCGGGTGGTGGTGGTTCTCCTACTGGCAGTTTTGTTTACTACGACTCTGTTACAGTAAACCCATATACTAATGATTTGTCTGGTGTAAATCCCAGCTTCACTCGTACTACCGTATCTGCTGGAACTTACAGTTCTGTCTATAGTTACACCTATCAGTTCATTGATGGTGCTTCATCGGCTAGATTCCCACATAGCAACTATACATTACCTGTTATACCAGCCGTAGATATAGACAATTAAGGTATTGACAAAATAATCAAAGTGTGATATAATACACAAAGAATAACAAAAGAGGAAACCTAATGGCTAATGCTCCAACAGTGCAAACGCTCGACCAGATTATGGCGAGTCTGCAACCTGGTTATCAAGCACAACAGGCTATCATCGGTCAGCAATCTGCTAACACTGATGCCACATACAAAGCCCAGAGCCTTGCACTGGACGCTGCTAAGACCCAGGGTTTTAATCAAATAAACGACCAAGCTACAGGTAAGGGTAATACTTTCTCTGGGCTACCAACTAACGAACAGGCTAATTACCTTTCTACTACTTACTTGCCTGGGGTACAACAAGCTCAAGCAAAGCAAAACTCTGATAAGCTAACACTAGCTGGTCAGGCTGCTGCACTTAATACTGATATGCGTACCAAAGCCCTTGATACTCAGAACAACCAAACACAGGCTGTTAATCAGTGGAACTTAAGCCAAGCACAAATTGATGCTCAGGCTCGTGAAGGTGCTGCAAATCGTGCCTCTCAAGCTGCTGCGACTAGCTCTGCTGCTGCTGAACAAGCAAAGAATGCAGAACTACTCAAGAGTCTTACTAATAATACTGGTACATTCCTTGAGAGTAAAAAGGGTTCAGATAATCACGTTGCTCCTGCTACATGGCAGAAAGCACGACAAGCATGGGTTGCTAGTGGTGGTAGTGTTGATACTTTCAACTCGACCTTCTCTGGATACGTCAACTCAGGATATAAAACTTACGCATCAGATTACGGTCTGTTTTAGGAGTAACTAATGGCTAGTAAAGATACAGGATACGGTTGGTTAACTGGTAGTGCTGCCCCACAATCTGGTGGATACACTAGCCGTTGGGCTAAGTACGCACAAGACCAAGCCAAGGCACAAGCTGAAGCAGATTTTAATGCACAGCAAACACAACAGGCTGAACAAACAAAACAAGACAACAAAAACATCTTCCAAAAGAGTGCTGATATTGTAGGTAGTGTAGCAAGTTCTGTCGCTGACTTATGGAATCATGGTGTTGGTGATGTAGGACGTGTCATACAAGGTTCATTCGCTGCTAACGACAACTTAAAAGCAACCGAAGATTACCGCAAAAAACAAAAAGAAATTAGCGATAAGTTATATGCCCTCACAGGTGATAAAACTGACCAGGCTACATGGGATAATCCACAGGTAAAAGACCTACAGAATCAACTTAATAAGTTGGCAATCGAAAATGGTCAAGGTGGTGGTCTTACCGATGCACAGCGACAAGCTGCTGGTGCTGACCAAAATAAAGCTAATGCTGCTACTGCAAAGACTGACGCAAATAATAAGACTATTGCTGAATCTCAAGCAGTTGATGCCAAGAAAGCTGCACTTAATACTGCTAGTAACTTCCTAGATGTTGCTACATTAGGTGTAGGTGGACTTGTTAAAACTGGTGGTAAAGCTGCCATTGAAGCAGGTGTTAGTGCTGCTGCCAAAGCTGGTAGTAAAACCGCTGCAGAACGTATTGCTGCTAAAGCAACTACTGAAGCTGTAGCTGGTGCTGTCGCTAAAAAGAGTGCTGCTGATTTAAGTAGGACTGTAGTTGGCTCTGCTGCTGAAGGTGCTATTATCAATGGTACTTACGGTGGTATACAAGCTGCTGCTAATGGACAAGATGTCGGTACTGGTATTACTCAAGGTGCTGCCGTTGGTGCTGGACTAGGAATAGTTGGAAACTTAGGTGGAAAACTAATCCGTAAAGCTCTAGGCAAAGATGGTAAACCTGTTGATGCTGCAGTAAATGCTGTAGATAATACAACACCTAGTGCTCCAATAGACCCTAATGCTCCTCCAGCTGGACAGAAATTACTCGGTGATGGACAACCTTCTAGCAAGGATATTGCTGCACAGATTCAAGACTTACAGAACGGCAACTATTCTCCTGACTTGATGAACACTGTAGACAGTAAACCTGCTGCTATAAAAGACCCTAATTTTGCTAAAGACCAAACTGCTCTATCTACTAGTTATGATGCTGAATTAAAGGCACTTGACAAGAATACTGCACTTGATACTACTGCTAAAGCCGATGCTGCTAATAAGATAAATAATAAGTATGAACAGTTAAACGCACAACTAGAACAGAAATATACTCCTGCATCTGATGCAGCTGGTGTTAATACTGGTACTGGTTCAAGCACGACTGTAAATGCTGATGCTGTTAAGGCTAAGTTTACTGAACTCCAGACACAATATAAAGATGCACTCGCAAGAGAAGCAAATGTTGCTCAATCTGCTGCTAACGAACGACTCTCTGCTGCCCCAAAGGTAGCTGACGTACAACAGGCTGCTGCTGATTATGCTGCTGGTAAGAAACCAGATACGCTTTATACTCCAGACCAACGACCTGCAGACATCTTAGACGTTGTTAATAACCCTAAGTTGCCTCAACAAGTCCGTGATTCTGCTAACCAAGTATTACAGCAAGCTAATGATGCTCGATTGAATGCTCCTAACTTTATGGACACTGCTACTTATGAGAAATCTAAGCTAGGCTTTGTTGATAGTTATAATGCTGATATTAAGAACCTGAACAGTATGCCAGATTCTCCTTACAAACAGCAAAAAATTGACGAACTTACTGCAACCTTAGACCAAAATATGCAAAATCTTGATGGTATGTATAACGATACTGCTGCTGCTCGTCAACATGACCAACAGATAAACGACTTCGTTAACCAGAAAGAAAGCCAGATTGTCATGGATGCGAATAGAATGATGGATTCAAACCCTAATATCTATCGTACACTTGACCCAGGTGCTGATACTGCATACCAAGCTGAGTTACATACTAAAATGTATGAAGCTAAAACTGCAGAGTTTATGCAACCTACGAAAGTCCCAGATTCAGTTACTGCTACAGATGAACTTGTTCATGCTGCAGATACATCGCAGAATCCACAAGAGTTTGTTGATAAGCTAAATACAGACCCAGTTGCTCAAAAGGCTTCTGATACTGTTGCTGCTAACGCTGATACAGCTACTGTTGCAATGAAGCAAAACCCTATGTCTACTAGCATTGTCGGACGTGTACTTGGTATACCTCGTGATGTTATTAAAAGCTGGGGTGAGGCTGGACAACAGTTTGCAGACAAACTTGACAACGCAATGTTTGACTATACTTCACATCGTGGTACTCAGATTCTACGTGTTCGCCAATGGGATGAACTACTTGGTAAATCTGACAAGTCTCGAGAAGCTGTATTCAACGCACTAGACAATGGTAACATTGATAAACTAAGTGCCAATGAACTTACTGTTTACAAAGATGCTCGTGAATACTTTACTGAGATGGCTGATAAATTAGGAATTGACCCAGAAGGTCGAATCACTGATTATGTTCCTCACCTTATTAAAAGTCAGACTGGTAAAGAGGCAACTGCCCTAGACCAGACAATCCAAATGCTTAAGTATGGTAAAGATGCAAAGGGTAATCCTTTGACTTCTACGGTACGAAGGAACTTAAGTGCTCAGTTGAGTGGGCTAGACCCAGCAACAATGCGTTACTTAGACCTTAATACCTCTTATCAGTTTAAGAACGGATTCCTTGAACACCGTACTGGTGACACTGGCTTCCAGAAGAATCTTCTGTCCGTTGTCAACCTATATGATACACTTGGTGCTCGTAAAGTCTACCTTGAGCCAGCTATGCAAGATATTGCAAAAACTGTTTCAGACAAGGCTAACGGATTCTCTGCTTCACAGCAACGATATGTTACTGACCTGTTCAACAACCTTCGTGGTACAAACAAATCAGAACTACAAACTGCACTAGATGGGGTAATCCAAAAGGTTATTCCTATACCTGATGCAAGTGGTAGATTGATTCGTGGATTCAGACGACTCACAAACGCAGGTTTGATGGGTGGTTCTGTATCAACTGCGTTGAAGAACACTCAGGCATTCGTAAACATTGCTGCAAAGATTCCACCACAAGACTTACCACACGCTATTATGGCTGCAGGTAAATCGCTTCGTGCAGACAGTTCTGAATGGCGTGAGCTATACCAGGCTGGTGTTATGGATGCTTCGTTCTCGAACTTCATCCGTGATATTTCTCACCAAGGTGGCGGTAAAGTAACCCAAGCTATCGACAAAGCTGAAGTTCCATTGTGGACTATGATGCGAAATGTTGACCAACTTGGACGTGCTACTGCTTACTTCGCCAAGAGGGATTCATTCCTTAGAGGTGTAGGTAAGACATTAGACAATGCTTCACCTGAAGAATTACGTGGTGCAATGAAGGCTGGTCGCACTGGTGCTCGAGATACTTCTTTCGAGTTTACACCATTAGACGTTCCAGTTGCACTTGATGGAGACATGGGTAAACTAGCTCTCCAGATGCAGTCATGGAACTTGCAACAAGCTAACTTCGTTAAGAACCTATTTCATGGACATGAAGATTCACTGATTAGTAACGGTAAGATAAATGCTAAGGGTGTATACAGCCTTCTAGGATTTGCTGCTGGTACTGCAGGATTCTACTACTCTGTTGGTTCTGCCGTTGGTATGAAACCTGAAGAATTGATTCCATTTGGAACTGATATTACTCAAGGTCAAATGCCACAGTCTCCTATTTTCAACTTACTTGGTGTAGGTGGTGATGCACAAAATCCTGGTTTATATCAGGTAGCAACAGCCTCTAACGACCAACGTGGTGCTATCGCATCTAAGGTTGGAAGTAAGTTCTTGACTAACTTGATTCCTGGTAGTGCTCAGGCACAACGAACCATTAAGGGAATAGATTCTACCACTAGTGGTGTGTCTAAGAATAAGAATGGTCAAATCCAGTTCCTACAGAACACTGATGCTACTAGTCAATTACAGGCTGCAGTATTCGGTAAGTACAGTACGCAAGCTGGACACGAGTGGGTAACAAACGGTTTCCCAACTCTGTCTGATACACAGACAAAAACAGTTGACGGACTTGGCTCGCAAGATGCTAAGAAGAAAACTGCAGAGTTCTTTATTGCTCTAAACCAAACTGGTGGACGACAGGATACTCTTACTAATGTAAAGGCTGCTATAGATGCAGGTGATACAAATAAGGCAATTCGATTAGCTAATGAGTACAACTCAAAAGTGAAAGATAGCCTGAAGAAATACTACGCAGATTATCAAGATATTCCTGCTGTAGTAGGTTATGACCAAAGTGGAAACGAATTAAGTGGAAGCTCTTATCTAACCGACAAACTGATAAACGTAAGTAAATATGAGAATAAGTAATGTCTAAAACAAATAGTCAACAACCACAAACAGTTAATATTAACCCACTAAACGGTAGTACAGAGGACAGTCAACCTGTTCTCGCCTACAGGGTGGGTGAATTAGAAAAAGCAAGCCGTGAGGGATTCAAGTCTCTCAGTGATAAGTTAGAAAACCTATCTACACACTTCGCTACCCACAAGGATATTGAAGTTGCTAAAGACCAGGCTCAAGCTGAACACAAGGCTATATATGAAGAAATCGAAGATGTGAAGGAAGATGTCCAGAAGCTCCAAAAGAAAACCTGGGTACAGAATACATTATCTGCAATATTTGGTGCTATACTAGCCCTACTTACTGCGTATGCTTTCAACAACATATTGATTCACTAATAAAAGGAGAATAAGAAAGATGAACGATTTACTACTCTACTGGTTTTTGTATGTAAGCACAGGTGCGATGATTGGTACATTCCTCGGAACACTACTCGCATTTGGGTTTGCTGCATTGACTAAGAAACTAATCAAATGGTATAGGAGCTTATAATGCTTAAAGGCATAGATATAAGCAAGTGGCAAAATACATCTGCCGTAGACCTCGGGCAAGACTTCGTAATAGTCAAAGCTACTGAGGGTGTCGGATATGTAGACCCTACTTGTGATACTAAATACCAATACGCAAAATCAAAAGGCAAACTCCTGGGCATATACGACTTCGCTCGTCCTGACCTGGGTGGTGCTATCGCTGAAGCTGACTTCTTTGTAGATAATACTGCAGGATATTGGCAAGCAAAAGAAGCTATTCTAGTACTTGACTGGGAAGCTGGTAACTTAGCTGACGTAAGCTGGGCTATCACTTGGCTACGAAGGGTTCGTGACCGCACTGGTGTGAAGCCACTTATCTATATGAGTGCATCTACACTTAGCCGTGCAAACTGGCAACCAGTAGTAAACGAAGATTTCGGTCTTTGGATTGCTGGATACCCTAACCGATACAATGTAACTAACCCACCTACTCCAGCTGAAGGCGAAATGCCTTACGATACGAGTCCTTGGGGATTCGCTGCACTATGGCAATATACTAGTTCTGCTGGTACACTTGACCGTAACGTAGCTTACATGAGTCGTGAAGCATGGGGACGCTATGCTGGTGGTGGAACTCCCCCAGTACAACCTCCTGCTCCTGTTATAACTACTAAGGATGAACAGACAGTTGATGTCTTGCCATTCACGGTGGTTCGTAACCCTGAATCAGACAAGCCTGTAGGATGGGAACAGCAAGTACAATCTGGTACTGAAGGCTCTCACACTGTTATTACTCGTATTACATATACGGATGGCAATGAAACAGGACGTGAAGTTATCAGTGATATAACTGTACAACCAGTAGATGAAGTGATTTACTTCGGAACACAGGAAGTCCCAACGACTGTTGAACCGCCTGTAACTGAACCTGAAGTTCCTACTGAAAATAATCCAAAACTTTCACAACCTACCAATGACACACTTATTGCTTTTAAAGCGTTTATTTTAACTCAAGTTACTAAACTTTGGGCTAATAAAGATAAAATAATCGCATGGGTGAAGTCACTAATTAGTAAAATAACCAGAAAGAAATAATATGGAACTATTTACACAAGCAACAGCCCTCTCCGCAGGTGCTGTATTGCTCCTAACTGAACTCTTGAAGTTAATCCCTATAACGTTTACTAGCAAGTATCCTGCATGGGTTAACGGCATACTATCAGTTATCGCAGCCGTACTAGTTGTCGCTCCAACATTCACATTTGTGAGTGTTGCACAGACAGCAGGTACAGCTCTCCTCATCGCTGTTATCGCAGCAATTAGCTACAATCAGTTTACAAGTAAGCTGAAGGGTAGCTCGGTTTAATTTAAACCAAATAAAAAAGACCTCCAATTAAGGGGTCTTTTTTTATTGCCTAAAAACTTACTTCTAGTTCATTACCGTAGTCTGGTTGCACCATTATGCAACAGCCAAACATTTCGCCAACGTATGCTCTGGGGTCTTCAGTATAGCTTCCCCGAATAGCATCTCTCGCATTCTCTCTATATCCCATGTAGTATCCAAGGTCGGCACCTCTTTTAAGCTCATTCCAAAATCCTGGACTAAGCCGTATGACTCGATTGGTTCTTGGAAGGTTCTCCATGTCGAAGACATGAATTGCATCACGGATTCCTCGAGTGCTGATACGCTCAAAGGGCGTACTAACGATGCATCTGCGATTGTAACTATCGACCCTGGTGTTGATACGAGGTCTTCCAGATTGAAATCCCCCGATATTTACCACATAGGTGATGTCTGATAGCGAAGAGAATCCAGCATTAAGTTGTTCAAGTTCTGGTACATATTCTCGAAAGTAGGCAGAGTTTTGACGCTCTACTACCTTCTCGACTGTATTATCAGAACCGAACTTCTTAATTAGTAATTCATCAGCAATTTTTCTTAGGTCTTTAGGAAGACTATTTATCTTCCTTGTTTGCAAGACTGGACTTAATTGCTTTTGAGCCATCTAATACCGCCTTTACAGTTTCAGGTTGAGTGTGTGAAGCTGCAGATACCATTGCGACATCCATAGCGTTCTGACGGTCAACTTGAGTGATTTCACCAATCTTTCGTACACCATCAGCGATACCATCTGCGTAACCTGATTTGTACTGCTTGTCTTCTTCACTTACTTCTGAATTGCTAACTGCATCTTCTCGAGTCTGTACTTTGGTTTCACGCTTTGCAACTAACTCTTCACGAGCCTTAAGGTCTGCAGCAATGTTTTCGTTAGCCAATCGCTTAGTAACAACATCACGAGCATCACTCTTTTGCTTAGTAAGAACTTCAATCTCTACATCTTTAGCAGCGATTTCACGAGCTTGCTTTTTAATCTTAGTAGATTGCTCATTAGTTTTGATTTGCAATTCTTCTACTGCATATTCTTGTTCACGTTCTGCTTCTTCGTAACCCTTGTTGTAGGCTTCGTCAATAGCGTCTTGTTTAACTTCCTCAGCCGTAGCTAGAAGTTTCTTTAGTTCACTTGCTTTTACTAATTTGTACTTCATATATCTATCCGTAATATTCCCTTAATAATCGTTTACTTATATCGTGACTAACACGTTTACCTGTTCCCATTGGGTCGTAGGCTATTACTATGTTCTTGTATGCTATGCTCTTGATTCCGATTGGAGTATGAAACCTACCATATCGACCAGTTGCACTACTCCCTGGAGTACCCCCAGCGTATACACAGATGATTGCACCTGCTTTGCTTCCCCAGACACACACATCTCCTGGGTGAATTACTGCTCCATACTTATCTCTTTTATTGAGTGAATACAATAGTCGGTTCTTTTCCATTATTAGAAGTTTCCTTCAGCTACTTGGAAACACTTGAGACCAATTCTCCTCCACATATCTACTACACGGTTTCGGTCATCAAGTACAAACTTAACATTGAATCGTGGTTCTACATGTGTGCGGAATAGTCGTTCTTTAACTATTGAATCTTCGAGTTGTTTACCTTTGTCATCAACATCACTGTTGAGTCGAGTGTAAAGCTCATCATATTCTACGTTGTTTGCTTTCAACCATTCTTCTGTAACTTCTCGGTGGTCTTCGTTACGTCCAGTAAGGATAATAACTTTGTAGCCGTGGTCATACATCATAGCGGTGACTACTGATACTGCATCATCTAGTGAATCGTTCATAGCTCGGCTTGCGTCATAAGGACTGCGACCATCTGCGATGTGTGCTAGTGTGCCATCAATATCAACAATGATAGCTTCTTCTTTATTGTCATCATATGCGATAACTGCAGGCGGCGGTACTAAATACCTATCGTGCATAGCGTAGATTACCTTATCAGGTACTGGCTTGTCACGTAATTGGTTACGCCTAATGCATTCTTTAACAGATACATCAAAGAACTTCTCTTCGTAAAACGTTTCAAAAACTATTGCTAGATTCTTGAATGTCTCACTGTGTTTAGGGTCGAGGTTAGTATCATCTACTACCACGTTCTGACCCTGAGTCAATGCTCGGACGATAACATCATCACGGAGCTTCAGGACAAACTTCTCGTTATCCTTACTAAACTTACTATTGTGTAACATGGCACGTAAGTCATCTTTGTTCACACGAACCCACCCTTTATTCACCAGCTCCCTAGCGTATGTGGTCTTACCAGAACCTGGCAGACCTTTTAACACTAGTAGTGTAGGATGCATTTGTGCGACTTGTCGTTTAACCTTTTCAGGTTTGGTCGCTGTGTCCATCTAATTTCCCTCTTAATTCTTCAAGTTTTCTTTTATTCTCTCCACTATTAAATGGATAGTGAAACCATGCTGCACCTTTACTCGCAATGCTGTACACAACATTAGGTATTGGAAACTTCTTCTTCCCCTGCATGTAAACTCCTATATATAGCTTGCCGAGCAAAGTGGTCTTCTCTTAAATAAGTTGACCATCTCTACTCAGATTCTACCGTTAATTGTATTACCGTAACACCGTTAGTTTCTTGGCGTTGTTCGTACTGCAATTCTGGTTTCTTCGGACGTTCCATCTACTGGCAACCCTCGCAATTCAGCAAGTCCTGTGGGTCGATGATACTCGTCAGTTGTTGTATCTTCTTGGAGTCCCCGATGTCCTTCGGGTCGATTTGGCTCATCACTTGTTCTATCTGCTTCAACATCTGGTCGGTCTGTTCCTGGGTCATATTCTTTTGCCTCGATTAGCTTTTGATTGTTGTAGTCGTTATCGAGTCTGTCAGCAACTAATGTAGCGTAACCCGCTATGTCCCTCCATGAGTCAGAGTAATGTGGGTCTCCATTGATGATACGTGCCAACTTATTAACAATCATATTGATTGCTTCAAGTTCGTCAACATAAAAATCGAATCGAGTTTTACCTGTGACTTGCATTCCAAACTCAATTACTTGATGTAACCCCTGAGCTATTCCTGCTTGGTTTATGAATGCACCGTAGCGTGTGCCACGTTCTTTCAATATTTCGTCTATGCTTTGAACCATTCGTGACCTCCTAATTCTAGTGAAATGCGAACTGCAACTTCATCTTCAAACTCTTTTACCCATACAGTGAAACGACCTAAAGAAACTTGTGCTTCTCGGTATTCCTCTTCTGAGCCATAAAAGTATTCTAGTGCTGAACTTGTCAATCGTGAAATACAATCAACTAATTCACCATGTGTCGGAACGTGGTCTTCTCCGTAAGTCCAACCATAAAGGTTAAACAACGGTGCTGCCTGATTAGCAGCTGCGTCAATGTCTTTGTAAAGACGGTCTGTTGTGATTCTATCAAATACGCTCATATTACTCCTTTACTGATTCTACTTCGTAAACACCAGTGTTAGTGTGACAAACATCGCCAACCTGGATTAGTGCTGCACCACGAGTAATGATACTCTCATGTGGCTGTCCGTCTACATCTCCATGTAAAATGGTTTCTGTGATGTATGCGTTACTGATTTTCTGTACTGATTCCATTGATTTTTCCTTCCAATAGTTGTTCTTTATACCACTGGGCTAACCCAAATGTGGCGTACTTCATAATATCTGATTTATAGATACTATAAAGTTGTTCTTTGATATTCTCTTGCTCTTCAGTATCTAAGTCAACATAGACCTCCTTAAGTAACAAACCAATATCTTTAGGTGTACCAGTCAACTCTCCATTGTCTCGGAGGTGCTGTACTGCCTTATTCCATCGAGCCTCTGTACGATAATTCTCTTTCAAGACATCGAACTTACCCTTACCAGTGTTTAGCTTAGACCAATCTTTCTGGTGTACTTCCTTAAATGCCTCTGTGACATATTTACCAGACATAACCGATAACGGAATCTGTCCAAGGAATAACCAATTCTTGTATGCCTTTACTACAACACCTTCAATCTTTTGTCCACCGAGATAGCTAACTGTGTCTTCTACCATATCTAGTATCGCACTCTGGCTAATCTCACCCCTGAACAATAACGGAACTGGGTCAACATCTAGTTTATCTGACCATTCCTTGATTGAATCGTAGTTAAGATACTCATGTGTCTCGCTAACATATACACCAAACATTGCGAAGAAGTTTTTAGGCGTTCTATCGTATGCTAGTGTCGAGTGGCGTGGAGTTCCCAGTGTTTCACCGTAGAACCAAATACCCTCTGGAAGCCTGTCTTCTATCGAATGCACATATTCCCATACTGGTCGGAATAGTTTATCTGGCTCTTCAAACTCACGTCCTTTTGAGCGAGTAACAACTACTCCATCTATTTTACCAAATGAAAACTGTGAACCGTCAAGTTTCTCAGTAATCTCCACCTCACCTTCAAAAAGGTCAAGGATTTGTTTGTCCCCGATATGTAGAATCTTAGGGAAAGCTGCTGTTTTACTCACTTAAATCCTCATACTTCCATTTATATTCCTGTAACTCTTCAGTGTATGCTCTGTAAATGAAATCTTCTATCCATTCAATGTCTGGTTTCCAGTCCATAACTGGGCTGATAGACTCTGCGGTTGCAACACGCCTGGACATTTCATCCATAGCTGCTACAATTTCTGGTGTGAATGGTCGAATCTCTTCAAGCGTCATAGGCTTAATCTTCTTCAATAGAGGATAGATGTCAGCTTCTGCAATGTTGCATTTGAATTGACCAGTAAGTAAGAATTGTTCACATTGCCACATGACACGTAAGAATGCTACTGCGAACTTAGCTGTGCGTTGTTGACCAAGAACTCCTACGTCTTCAAAGTTGTAGAACTTGTTCCATTGATTGTGAGCATAACCTCTACTGGCTGCAACGAATCGTTTCGTATCAATAAACTTTTTCCAGTTGGCTCTAAGTTCAGCGTGTATCGGAGTCGTTTCAATGATTTCGTCTGAAAAGAAGACTTCGAGGATTGTTGCGTTCCCATGTACCGCTTGCTTACAGAAATCTGCGAGTTCGTAACTCGTATTGTCTTCATCACCCTCTATCCACGTAGTGTTCTTAAGAGTTTTGAAAGGACTAAGTTTATCCTGTAAGCTGTGTATATGTATGCCACGAAAATCGTAATCACTAGTGCCCGTATTAAGCCCATGTAATCTACTCCCTACTAGTACTTTAGCTATTTGTGTTGTCATAGAACCACCTTAGCATAGCAGGTTCGATTGAAGGTTGAATCTTAACCAAACAATCAGCTAAACTTTGGAAACTAAAAACCGTTTTGTAATCACCGTCTGGGTCTTTCTGATACACAACTGTAATTGTGCCATCAGCCCTACCCAATAATGTCGATTTTTGAGACAAAAGTTTAGTAAGTTCGTTGATTAATTTGCGTTCTGTCCACTTCTTCCATACTTTGTACGTCCCATCGCTAAAACGAACAGAAACAGAAGGAACTTTATTGCCGTATATTTTTGCCATTTGAATACCCCTATTCTACAAACTTAATTAGTGTTCCGTCTTTTGGTAAACGTCCACTTGTATCAACGCCATATTCTGCGTATCCAAGATAGCCACGTTCCTCAAGTTTCTTTACTGCTGCGTCCATGCTGTCTTCTTCGACCATAGCAGATGCGTAGTTCAATAGCCTATAGCCATCCTGTGCATCATCCATGTTCTCTTCAGCCATCTCATCCCAGCCGTAAAACTTGCCTTTGTGTTCTTTTACAATCCAAACGTTATTCGCTGACATGACCACCCTTCCTAACTGTATAATTAATCATACTGTAAAGTTTCTGTTTGTCCGTATGTGCAATATCACAATCTCTTATGCTATCCATAAATCGTAGACTGGCTACAAAACCAAGGTCTGCGTTCTTTACAATTACTATTGACTCAACTCCCATTGAATTACCCCTTTGCTGCTATAGCAAGTAATCTACCAGGATTGAAACTGATTGTGAAATCTTCCCAGTCGTTCAACACCGTGATAGGTACTATCATAGCACCCGATTTTTCTATTACTTCTTGACGTAGCTTCGGGTTTTCGCTAATGTCAACAAGTTCGTACTTAACACCTTTCATATCAAATAGCTTGGCTACTGCCTTGCAATATGAACATGTTGGTGTCTTATAAATTGTTATCATCTTCTTTTTCCTCGTAGGTTACTTTAGTTTCTATTCTCCCTAGAGGATATAATCCATCGTCCTGTAAGTACCGTATGTAATACTCAGCCTGTAGGAGTTCTTTGAGTAGTGCCGTTTTGTATGCCCTAACTGCTGGTAAAAGCTCTCTAGGATACTTATCTTGACTCCATTTACCATTAGCTTCTAATGCAAATGTGTCTACTCTATCACCTTGAGTGACAAAAATAGATGGTACAAGTTTAGCTAGGACATATTTCTTATCCTCTTCTTTAGCTGCTTTGATTTGCTCTTGCAACTGTTCTCTCAACCACTCGATACTAAACTCTTTAGCCATCTATCCCCCTTTACGCTGCTTCGCCTGGAAGCGCTCCGTAACCGCCTAGTATATCATTAACTAGGTGAACTTGTCGTTCTAGGTCTGAGTAACGTTCTAGCAGAAAGCCTTTATATTCTGTTAATTGTTCAGGATTGAATCCTTCTAAAGTCTCTTGTTCTGTCATTCCTGGCAAAACTTCTTGTGGACTAAACTCCATTTACAACCCTTCCTATCTTTTTAAGTGATGCTTCTGAACACCATCCTCCACAATTCTGACATTGATAACGTTGTGTTTGACCCGAACGTTTCTTGTTAAAGCCACGCTTATGCAAGTTATCGCTACCACACTTAGGACAAATACCATCAGACTGATGAATATCCCCAAGATTAGGGTGACTAGCCATAAAAGGAAGCATCCTAAGATAAATAGCTTCAAGAAGGTTAACATCTTGGTCGTTATATTTCTTAAGAAGTTTGACCGTTTTCTTGGAAGGATTCCCAGACATGTAATCGTCTTCGAGGTTTGCATATCCTATGCTTTCCTTCCTACCAAGTCCAAGAAAGTACCCAAGGTCATCCAAGGAGTTGCTGTCGAATCTGAACCAGCGTTTTGCCTCATGTTTAGTATCAACGGTTTTTCGTGGTTTTGGAGGTAAGATACCTTCAGTGACAAAGAACCTGTTAGACATCTTATCATCAAAGCTGCCACCATTGTGTGCGATAGTAATATCCGCACCATCCAGTAACGCTTGTAAGCTCTGGACAAAATCGTGATACGTTTTGAAATCGTACCGTGATACAAAATGGACATTCTTTTCCCCTAACTCTTTCCATGAATAACACATTAATTCTGATTGTTTGGTGAACTTAACCACCTTGAAGTCCCAGCGATTGCCGTAACCCTCTACTTGTGTACGACTAGTTTCCAGGTCGTATAAGATAATTCTACTCATTTGCTATCTTCTCAATTTCTTCCAGTGTTGCCTCGTTGAGTAGCCAAGTCTCCACATCGTCTGGTTTATTACTATTTGACATTTATTCTCCTATTATATTCACAACCCCTTCCGTAAAATAACTAAGCTCCGTATTACAGTCCGAAGACACTTACGGTTTAATTACTCATTATAGGAAGGGTTTTAAATACAATACAACTGCTAACCAATTCGCCTGAATGCAGTACGGTTCGTACCGAAACACCTGGTGATTAAATCCAGTACCATTAAGACAGGACACGAGAGTACTCGTATGGTTAAAGGATAATATACTACGGAACTGTCATCAACAGCTCTACGGAAATCTCGTTTGGCTGACTTACGCCTGATTAGCATGTGTATTGTATTTATGGCTGCGATGCCAGGTATCGAACCTGGGCATTATCGTGTACTTTGATAGTCAAGGTTTATTAGACCTCCGCTCTGCCGCTGAGCTACATCGCATTATTGGTGGAGAGACTTTTACGGTGTCGCCCCAGTTCATCCAAAACGTAATCAGGGATTGAACCTGAAACATGCTCCTATATTTGTGCTCATACATGGAGCTGCGTTACCTTGCACACGCCTTTACGTCATATATTTGGTGGAGTATGAGAGAATCGAACTCTCGTCCCAAGGGTTTCCAACTCGTGGATTTACGCCTGGTCTAACCATTGATACCCCAGAAAGGAGGACAGGGCTGAGGAGTGCGTGCCTCACTTGCGTCAACTACTCCATGTAGCCGAACCCATCTTCCTATCTACAAGTTTATAATTCTTGACTGGTCTGTACCCTGGTTTCCGAACATTCGGTTGGGCAGATGTGGTAAAATATTTGGCATATTTACTTCCTTCAATAATTATTCATTTAATACCAGTTAACCGCATTGTGGTGCTGTAGGGCATTTGCCCAAGAGCCGTAACGTCCTATAACATAGGAGTTCATCCAGCGTATTTGACAAGCACCGTCTGCGTTTGGTGGCATTCCGCAACCAGATTTGCCACAGGGTAATTCCTGGGCTACTCCACAAGCATTCGAGCCTCCAGTATTGTACAACTGAGGGTTACAAGAGCCGTTCTCACGTCTTTGTAATTCAATAGCACTATTGAGTTCCGAACTGCTAACGACAGAAGCAAGCCAAGCCTGACAGTTACCACTGACTGCAACCTGAGTAGATACTCTAATGGTCTGCTGCCGTGCTGCCTCTAACTTTTCTTGCTTTAGTCTTTTAAAGCGGAGTTTTCCTGTTCTAGTTGTGTAATCTTCGCATCTTTTTCACTAACAGCTGTTGTCAACTGTTGTTTTTCCGTTTGCACGGTCTTCAGATTCGATTCGATTTTACTAGTCTCTTGCTGTGACTCCTGAAGGGATTGCTCCGCTTTTTGGATTGAGGCTGCATGAGCAGTCTGCACAAACACATAAGCAACTAGAAGGACTGTAACAACTGCCAGGATAGCTGCTGTCTTAGACCATTTTACGATTGTACGAATAAACGTCCTTTCGTTATTTGATATAGGGTAGTGACTGATAGTCCGTTTTGGTAATTCTTAACCTAAATGGTTCTGAACGGTTCTCTCTAACTGTTCTACTCTACTGGGTATTATATCAAACTCGAGCCAAAAAGTCAAGGGCTTTTTACAATAAAGTGTTGTAGTCTTTACATATTGCTCATCCAGTACATAAAATCGTACTGTGCTACCGTGAACTTTGGTTCAAAATATCTGCTACCCTTCCAGTTGTTGCATTTAGCATGTTCTGGATGTAGGTTAGTCGGGTCGAATACACGAGACGGTTCTCTTGACCTGGAGTAGATATGACCGAGCGTGACTTCCTCGGCAATGATGAACCTTCCGCAATGTCCACAGACGTAACAACCGTTATCGAGTGGTGGATTTTGTTTCTTCCATTTCTGGATGAACTTGAGCCATTCATGTGTTTTGTCCCCCATTGAGTTTAAACTGCTATTATAGTAACCATTCATTAGGTATCTCTCTCACTGCAGCTATGAAACCGTTCTTCTCAGCCCATGCGAGTTGAGTATTACGAGTTCCATCTTTACGTTTAGCACCAAACTCTCCATTAGCCCAGAATAAGATTCTTATATCTACGTTAGGATGCTCTGCTTTAACTGCTACCATCTTGGCTCTGACGGCTGAATCCCAGCTTCGTCCATTGCCTTTGGTCTCAATATATATTTTGTGCTTAGAGTTAGTTTCCAGTATGAAATCAGGAATATATTTCTTAGTAAGAGTGTATTCCAACTTCTCGGTTTCGTAACTGAAGTCAAGTTTCCTGCTGCGGATGTGGTTCGCTGTCATGTACTCGAACTTGTTCTTGTACGGCTTCCACTGCAGCTTCCTGGCTTCTTTTGTAAGCCCATCTTTTGTTGGCATACTCTCTCGCTTTCTCGCTAGTTAATGTTTTGGCGAAACCTTTTTTCACCCTTCGCCTTCCACCTTTGCGTCCAGCGAACTCTTTGATTATCTTAGCTGAGTCGTTCATCTTTACGCCACCTATATCCACCAGCATGAGTTATGTATCTAGCAATAGCTTTGCTAATACTAGATTGCTCTATACCAGTTTGTCTACCTGCCTTGTGTATCGAAGGGTATTTTATACCAGTCTCAACACATATTACTGGCGTTGGTTTTAATCCAGCACCATCAGGTCTGACTCTTCCGAGTTCTTTATAGGAGTGTACCTGATTCTCGGTGTGGATACACCATTCTAGGTTTTCTACACGATTATCTGTTTTGATTCCGTTCTTATGGTTAACCTGTGTTTTGCCATCTGGATTATCAATAAAGACCTGTGCTACTATTCTGTGTACCCGAATATCGAAGGCTACACCATTGCTGGCAAGTTGTGTCTGCAAATATCCGTCTTTACGAAGCCTCAGAACCTTAACACGACCTTTTGGGTCTTTCATAAAGCTCTTAATCTCTCCGACTCCGTTTACTTGATACATGCCGTTGTAACCTGGTATGTCTACCCACTTACTCATTAACTTAGCCTTTCGTCCTTCCGAGCACCCTGTAGGTCAATAACTCGAGACTTGATAGCATCAATTAAATCATGGCTATCTGCAACGATTGACTTAAGTTGCTCATAGAGAACTTTAGCATCTGTGTAAGTATTTTGTGCCTCAATGAACTTTTCGTCAGTGTATTTAGCGTCACCTGCTGATGTAGAATTGTGTGCTTCTTTAGCACGTAAGAATGCTCTTCCCTTTTCTGCTTGCATAAGGGTTTCTTTCCGCATTGCATCTCGGTGTGCGTCCACCTTGACATCTAGTAGTGATGCCTTCATAGCACTGAGTTTTACCCCAATGTATGAAAGAACATCACCAGTTAGACTTTTAAGGAACTTCTCATCAGACAACTGACGGTTAATCTTCATTATTTTTTCGATTAACTGTGCTGTATCTTCAGGTGACATATTAAATATCCAGGTCGTCTAGGTCAGGAGCAGCTGACGAGGTTTGGTTAGCGATAGGTTCTGCACCGAGTTTCTCAGCAATTCCCTCTAGTAAACCAATAACATAGTCGAGCTTATCGTGAACAATTTCTGTACTCACGTTAGCGGTAAAGTCATCTGCAGGAGCTTGTGCTTCCTGTGCAGGTGCTTGTCCTAGTGGACGTGATGCTGATTTGAAGTTATAGAATGTTCCAAACGTTCCATCAATTTGTACAATATCACCAAATAGTTCATCGCCTGCAGCAATTTCGTTACCTGGTTTCTTGTTTACATTAATCCATCCCTTATCAGAATGACCATCTAGCTTGACTTTCCAAGCGTTGAATGTGTTGCCATCAAATGTGACGGTCTTTGGTGTTTTGTCTTCCTTGCTTACTGTCGCTTGGAATGCCTGTGCTACTTTAAATGCTTGTGACATTTTATTCTTCTCCTACAATTACATTAGTTATATCAATTACATCGTGACTAAACTCTTCCCAAGGGTTTTCACCGTTAGCGAGTTTCTCACCGTTTACCCAATAGATGTCTAGTCCTTCTACAGTCCAGCCTGCACGTTGCAAGATGAATGCGTAGAATGAAAGCTGTAACCAGTGGCAGTCCAACAGTTCTTTACCTAACTTAGGAGCTGTGCCCTGAGTCAATGCGTAGAATGGTGAATCAACTAACTGATATTTAGTTTCATGGATGTCTGCATCTGTTTTGAAGTCCTGAATCCTGATGATTCGTTTCTTCATGTCTACTACTTTGATTCGGTCAATCGAACCACATAGCTTAAGACCTTTTTCCCATACAAACTCTTCATTGAATCGGATGTAATCACCACCAAATAATTCGTGGAATGATTCAACAACTTTCTTCATTAGAGGGTTTCGGTTGAGTGCCTTGTTTACACCAATAACTGGTGGCTTTGTCTTGAACTCTTTGACACTCTTGATTTTATCACCAAGTTCAAAGTTACGGTCATAGTTTTCCATTGCAAAGTGAATTGAGTTACCAAAGTTTGTCGATATTTGTGAGTTAATTTCCCACATCGCTTTGATTTGCTCTACTTGTGCATCTGTTAACTTATGCTTATTCTGGATAGCCTTAAGGATTTCAGTCTTATCAAACTCAGCGTAGAATTGTTCTGGGAACTTGCTACCACTTAAGAAGCCTTCAAGTCGTTTGTGACCATTTACTTCATTGATTTCGATGTTCTTACCAATGAGCACACTATTGTATGTTATAGGTTCGACTGTTTTCTTAACACCGCTTGCATCCACTACCTGGGTCAAGTAAGCTAGAACTGACTGCATCTGAGCCTTCGTTGGCTTTTCTACAGGCTTTGCGTCTTCTGCAACTTCTGCTTTCTTAACTTCTTTAGGTGCTTCAGCATATTGCAATTCAATGTTAACACCAAAGCTCTTGCCACTTCCACCTGTGATAATTGACAATACAATTTGTACTGGAACTTCTGCATCCATAGATTTTGCAATCTCTAGGTTCTTGTCTTTTGCAATGTAGCCAATAGGTAGCCACTCTTCGCCAACCTGTACATCAACCGCTACTGCATTCTTATCATACTCGTTCTCAGCTTCACGCCTTACTCGTAGTGGTTCTTTGCCTTTAAGAGTAGAAATAAGTGCT